AGCACTAAAGCCGATAATACAATCTAACCAAAGCATCTTTATATCTACGTTTTACAATCCTAGGATCATTAAGACCTAGGATTTTTGCTATCTTAGTCCACTTAGGCCCTCTATCAGTAAATGCAGCTGAATGTGCTACCGCCCAGGTAAGCCGTCTATCTTCGTCATCCATCTTAGTTAACGCCAAATCTATAGCTTTATCTAACCTGGTAATCTGATCTGGTGTAGCTTTTAACCTGGTTACGCCCATAGCATTATAACCATAACCAGACCATTCAGTTACATAATCTGGCCAATTAACCATCTTCTGTTTACGAATAGCACTAGGCAACTTTCTTTCTGTTTCAGCAGCTTCAAAAAATAAATCATTTAACTGCGCAATATCCATTACTTGCGCTCACGCCTAAGTTTGTCATCCATTTCTCTAAGCCAGCTAAGTTTATCAAATATTGGTATATGCTCTAGGTTAATAACCAGGTCCTTGTAAGCATCTTCTGAATATTTTTTTTTCAACTTACCCAAGACACGCCTTTGCAATTCATCAATGGGAAATTTTGCGCTGCGATTTACTGCTGCTGCATAAGCTGGATTCTTTGTCTTAGCTGTTAGCTTAGCTAAGCTCTTTATCTTAGCTAAGTTATTATTCTTAGCTAAGCTATCTAAGCTATTTTTTTTATTTAAAGGATTTAATTGAGTGCTAAGATGTGCGCTAAGCTTAGCTACATGATTTGGCTTAGAAAAAATTTTACTCTTATCACGATTCATCTGTCAACCCCCCTAATAAAAATAAATAATTTGCACCATCATAAATGTTGTCTGCATTAGGTTTGCCACAATCCATTCTTGCTAATTTATTTTCAATATGAAACTTCACCGCATCAGCAGCATCAAACTTTTCGCCAGGTTTTAATTTATTTTTAAAACTTAAATTTAATCTTGTGGCTAAATTTTCGTATAGCTCGTTGTAGTCACCAAGCTTGTCTGCTCTATCTTTTAATATCTGTGCAGCAACTTCCGCATATTGGTGTGGCTTCATTTAACCACCCTATCAAAATGATCTACCTTCAACTCTTGTGCTTTCCAGGCAGCTCTTTCAGCTTCTATCTGTTTTGGTGTAAGCGGCTTTGCTTTTCTCTTTAACTCTTTACACAATAAACTTACATGATTTGCGCCAGTTCGATTTGGTTTTGTCATACTACTTCCCCCTTAGTTTAATTAATCCATCTAAATACTCATGTACCTGGTCAACAGATCTACATAGCTGCCAGAAGCATCCAGCCAGCTCCAGCTGATCTCTAACAAGCGCCTGGTTAGCTGATAGCTTGCCGCCCTTGGAACGCTTTACTTCAATAAAAATAGATATCGAATTGCCAACTTTAGTCTGATCTCCAGGCACAAATATTTCTATGTCTGGCCAACCAGCTTTTGTTCCCATACGTTTTTGTTTTACTTTGTAGGCAACATGACGATTGCCCTCATTCGGTGAATGATGCCAAATTGATCCAGGCGGCAGCATTACATCTAACCACTGTCCGATTCGCATATGAACTGTATCTTCCGAATCAATTTCTGCGAATGATGAAGTCATTAGGCGTGACACTCCCCATAGTTACTTCTAAAATTAAACTTAAATGTTTAGGACTCGGCGTAAGTGCTTGATTATGCTGCTTTGGTAGGCACCATCTACGAGCTACAGTTGCTTCTTTAAACCCTAGTTTTTCAGCTAATTTCTTGTAACTTAAATTATTTTCTAATCTATATTCTTCTAATGTCATGTCTTTAGAAGTAACATAGAATGATTTTAAACGTCAATACCCTAAATGTATTTGACAATAGTGACTTTAGAAGTCATATTTATATTGTTAGAAATCATGTACCATGTCTTAAAACATCATGTTGTGTGTTATTTAACCACTATACACAACATATTGTTGTTAATTTAGAAATTGAACATGGTGAATGAAAGGTATAAAATGACAGTCCTAAACTTTAAAAAATTAAATGATACAGAAATCAAAATGCCCAATAACTTAGATACAATGATTAGACGATCTGGTTTGCTTAATAAAGAAGTAGCAGAACGTAAAGGGATTCGACCAGAAACAGTATCAAGACATATTAGTGGCGCTTTACAATTTACATTAAAAGATGCTGAAGAATATGCAATGATCTTAGGCTGCACTGCCCAGGATGTTTTGTTTGTTCAAAATGCAGTTCCTTTGTTTGGTTATTTAGATAACGAAAATGTAACTGCAATTACACCAGTTGAAAAAGAAAGAGCTTTTTATTTGCCCTGGCCTACTTCTAAGTCAAGGCGTGTTGTTATTTCTAAACATACTGCAAAAAACAAACATTGGGCAAATGGCAGAATGTATATGTTTGATTTTGCGCCAATCAATAAAGGTGAAGTTGACCAGGATTGTTATATGAATTTAAGTATAGTTTTAGTTGATGGTCAAACTCAACCACAATTTGCAGTTGTCTACCCAGAACCAGGCGGCACATTTTCACTTGGATTTAACACAGATACACACACAAATACAGATCAATCACTTAAACCAGGTGGTGAACTAAGTATATCTAGGTCTGGATTAAATCTTTTATGGGGATGCCCTATAGTAAGCTGCATCTTTAGATCAGAACTTATTGGTGTTGTTGAAAAACAATTTTAGATCAACCCTCTTGACTTTTTAAATCAAGCTATAATAGGATCTTCTAATTCAATTTAGGAGATCATATGTCGTTTATAGAAACACCAGGATATGCATCACGATTTAATTATCTGTGGCACTCTAATCCAAAATCAAAGCTAAAATGTAAAGGTTTATTTGATAAAGTTCATGTAAGGCCAATGCTTTCTGATGCCTGGGATGTTTACAAAGATACAACAGTTAGCCAGCATTTAAGAGATAAAGCTTGGCAAATAATAGAAAAATTTGAATCTAAATTAAATGGACAAGATAACGCTGCTATGGCTGGTGGCCGCACAGTGCAAGAAGCTACTGATGCTATACTAATAGATAACAAAGATCCTGGAGAAGCTATTGAAGAAGCCATACAAAGCTATAATAAATTCAAAGCTCGCACCTGGGATGATGGAACAGATGCTAACAAAAAGATAAAGTATGTAGATGAAATAGAAGCCGTAACCAAAAACGCTGTTGCTGGCCTACAAGAAGCCATGCAAAGAGATAATCAGATTGTCGGTGAAATAGAATACATAAAAAATTTAGCTGGTTGTGAGCTGCCACATAACACAAGACCAGATTACAATAGGCGTGGAGATCTAAAAACTAAATGGTCTAGGATAAGTAAAACATCTAAGTCTGGTTTTGCAGCTGCAAGCTTACCTAAAAGCTTAACTGGTCCTTTTGAGCAAGCAGCCTTGTACCAGGTTGCTGGTTTTTGGGCGTGTAATGGCGGCCTACCGCCCTTTTTAATTTATGCTAACGCCACAGATTATAGAATATTCGACCAAGATAATACACCAGAACTACAAGATGATTACTTAGCCGACATAGTACAAACAATCGCAAGGTCACATAAAGCTACAGAAGAATTACTTAAGGTAGCCAAAGATAAAGATCATTTATTTAGATTAGTAGAACCAGATTTTACAAATATCTGCTGGTCTGAACCACCAGTTATTATTGATGAAGCAAAAAAACTATGGGGGATAAAATGAAAGATCCCTGGTTATGGATAACTGAGTTTATTGGCGCTGCTTTTATATTTGGATTTTTTTATTTTTTAATATGGATCTTAGCGATTTTATTTCCAGGAGCTATGTAGATGCAAGATATATTACAAACACCACCAAACATTCATAAACACGCTAGGGAAACTGAGCAACTAGCGCTGGAGTTTATACTACCAAAAGTAAAAAAGATGCGCCTGATAGTCCTTAGATCAATAGCTAATGCTGGATGGACTAAAGGCAAAACTGGATCTGAAATTGTAAATGATATTGATGGCTACATTGTATCTGTAAGGCCCAGGCTTACTGAGCTGCATGAATATGGATTGATAATACCAGGCGATAAAAGAAAGAACGCTAGAGGATCATATGAGTTGTCCTGGTTAATTACTAGTAAAGGCAAACAAGTTGCGGAGATGAATGATGAAAAATAATAATTTACCACAATTAGTAAAAGATACTTGTCAAAAGTATGGCATAAATCCAGATGATAGTTTGTGGAATTGTCATGGTACTTGGGTAATGTACCATAGAGCATTAGAGCGTGTTGCTGCTTTACAAAATATTAAATTTAATCAACCTACAATTATTGAGCATAACGCTGAAAAAAGAATATGTGTAATGCTTGTTAAAGGTACATGGCAAGGTAAAGAAGAATGGACTATCGGTGAAGCCATGCCAATAAACATTGATAGAAAAAATAATCAACAGCAATATCCTTTTGCAATGGCTGAAAAAAGAGCAAAAGATAGAGTGATATTAAAATTATTAGGATTGCATGGATATGTTTATTCGCAAGAAGAATTTGCTGATGCAGAAAATGATTTACAAAAAAATAAATCTAATACCAAGCCAGATCCCAAGCCAGATCCCAAGCCAGATCCCAAGCCAGAAACAGAAGAAAAAGACCAGGAAGAATGGCAAAAAATAACTGAAAACTATCTGCGAAATATTGACGAGCTAAAGTCACAAAGTATGTGTATGCACTGGTTCAACAAAAACAAAGATGCCCTTATAAATATGAAAGAGATAGTTCCTAGGATGTTTGGCGAGATCCAGGAACATTACGAAAAGAAACTAAATTTATTACAACAATAGGAGCTACAATGGGAAACTCACCACAATTTTCTAATACAAATATTAAATTTCAAAGACCAGTATCATCTTCTGATGATAATCTTGGCCAAAAAATAAAGGTAAGCGTTTGGTTAAACTTTGATAATGGCTGGGATGAAGAAGCAAAAAGACCTTACCCACCTACAGCAGAACAACAAAAAAGTATTGAAGATATACACAGACAAATAAAAGATCTTGGCATGGAGCTTTCTTTGCAGCTGCAAGAGTTTGATAGCAAAATGAACATAGCTAGAGCTAGAGCATTTTGTAATGATTTAAGGTATGAAACAAACCAAGTTAATGAAGGAGTAGTAAATGGTTTTGACGATCTATAATAAAGCTTTGTTTAATCTTATTGAAACAACACAAATATTATTTGGGCCATGTAAGCGCAAAGCATCTGAGTATGCTAGAGTAAACCGCATGGTAAAAGATGGCGGTATTAAAAGTATTATGGATCGTGGAAGGCATTATGTGACTAGAAGCACATTAGTAGAATGGATGGGATCTGAAGAAGCTTTGAACAAAGCTCTACAAAATTTAGACAATGTTGTAGAGCTTTATCCAGATGATTAAAAGTTGATTTGAGCCATATCGTTTTGCAGCTTTTGCTTTCTTGCTAAGTCTTGCATCCAATGACCATAAGTTCTTTGTGTAATAGCAATGTCACTATGGCCCATAAGATTTGATACTGTCCACACATCATTGCCATAAAACTCTAGCATCTTACTCGCATAGTAATGCCTTAGATCATGCCAGGTTAAGTTCTTATTACTAAGCTGCCTAACAACTTTTTGCAGCTGTTCACGCCAAGTTGATGTATTAACCATTGTATTATACTTAGTTCCAAACACTAAATGTGTTTGATTTGGTCTGCCTTGCTTTATGTAAAGCTCTTGTAGCTCTCTCATTAAAGTATTCTTGATCGGTACAGTTCGGTTAGAAGTCCTGGTTTTCACCCTACCTACGCCGCCTTCTACTTTAATCTTGGCAGCTTTATTAACTGTAACCTCAAACATTTTAAAATCTATATCACCCCAGGTCAAAGCTCGTTGCTCACCAGCTCTTAATCCAGTTGAACAAGCAAACTTATATGCTAGGACTACAGACTTAGGTAAAAGCTTCTCTATATCGTGTATAAAATCTGTAGATAACTTTTCCTTTTGCGGCTTGTTTTCTAGGTCATCATTAAAAGGTCTTTCAATAACAATATCAGACATAGGATTTTCTCTAATGCAGCCACAAACTTTAGCGTGTTTCATTAGTTTGTTAAACATAGATCTCATGGCAACTAAAGTCTTGTAACCTCTCTTACCTTTTTTGCCAGAGTTTTCTAATGCTGGAATAATGTATGTCTTGCAATGTTGCGCAGTAAGATCGCTTACTTTCAGATCCGCAACAGTAGTCATACCAATTTTTATTTGTAAAAAACTTTCGAAAACTTTTTTGTATGAATCAAAGTATTGCGGTAATGGTTTACCTTTTTTCATCCTGGTATATTCTTCCCAGTAAAAATGTCTCAGTGGATTATTGTTCTTAATCCTATCATCCCAATCAGCTCGCATCTCATCATCTGGGAATGGACCAAGTAAATCTTTGATTGTCCAGGTGTGGCTTTCTTGTAAATGCTTATCATTTAATTCTTTAACTTTAATCAAAGCTTGTTCAGCTTCTTCCTTTGTATGATAAAACTTTCTAGCTCCACCTACATTTCTAAGATCTAAAAGATAACAAGCTTTGCCTTGCTTTTGTTTGCTTTTTTCTAAAGATATTTTTTTATTTTGTAACATTATACACCTCATAGTTATATTTATAATATGAGAGCCTTGACTATAAAAGTCAAGTGTATTGACGTTAAGGTGTAAATTAATTCTCGTAAGGATTTAAAATTTACAAAAATATGATTTACACCCAATTTACACCCAGCATACATAGGCATTAAATAAACTCAATAAAATCAAGGGAAAGTGTGGTGATCCCTACGAGATTCGAATGAGTGAACTCCTACATCTAGGATTGTCTATGCTTTTCTAATCTAGGCTCACCTTATCTTTATATAATACAAGATAATTTAAGTCAACCTTAGATAGCTGTAGAGCTTACACCCAGTTTACACCCAAATGTATTTTAGGTGTAAATTTATTCTCGTAAGGCGTGTTTTGATAGGATCGTTTAAATGTGGGGAAACGTCATAATCGCATATATATTAGTGGCGATTTAAGAGTCATACAGAAGCGAAAACAATTCCAGGTTAAATCATACCTAGGTTTTTTTCTTTTTCTTTGGAAAGCCAGCTTTCATGTTCGCATAGGCTTTGTCTGATATGGTACTTTTCTTTTTACTGCGAGAAATACCTTTCTTTTTTCTTGCATTTATATTTGCATATAGTCCAGGTTTTTTAGCCATTTATACCATCCTCTTTTTTTTCTTCATTACTTTTTTAGCTGTAGTAGAATTTCGTAATTTCTTAAAATCTGGTTTATCAATCTTCTTTTTATTACCAGCCATACCAGCAATCTTTTTTTGCTTTGGTGATAATTTCTTTCCGTACATTCCTGGCATTATGCTTTTCCTTTCTTATGTTTGTTAGCAAAATTTCGTGCAGCTGCTACAGATCCAAAACCCCATTTCTTTAATGCCAAAGCTTTCCTAGTTGGTTTGCCTTTAGCATCTTTCATTGGTCCTTTCATGCCAGCGAATCTTGCAGCAAAAGATATTCGCCTGGGATTAGTGCCTTTATTAACTGCAGCTTTCACACCAAAGTGTTTTCTTCCAGCAGCATTTAATCCACCTTTTGGATTTTGAAATTTTTTAAGAGTCATCAATTAGTCCTTTGCGATAACCATTCTTTCTATCGAATGTAAGCAGCTCACCTCTAGGATCATCAGCAATAGAACAATGTACCCAGCCACTATTACCGCCAGTAAAGCACTCAAGGATCAGCTGATCGTATTCCAGGTTATCTTTTATGTAATGACAAAGATCCCAGTTAGATATACCAGGAACTTCAAAGTCTGCTGCCTGGCCTTTACAATGCTGGCTTTTCTTAGAGCTACCTATAGCAATAGATAATTCTGGACAACGATAACCAGAACTAACAGTAAAAGGTATTTTGTAATGATCTCTTACTGGTTGCAAAATCTT